TTTATATTTCTTTGAGTCGAAATTAACCAATCCTTCTATTAACTCCATTTAATACTATTAAGTTATTTAGTTATAATAATGGTATTTCAAATTTTATACCCCAAATAGTATGAAATTAAGTTTTAAGCGGTAGCGTCTGTTTGAGCGATAGCGAAAAACTTAATTTCCACAATTAATAATTTTATTTAATAAAAAAAAATATTATACAAAATTTATTTCATGAATATCTAATTTCAAAATCATTATATTTATCTTTTACCTTTTCAATGAATCTTTTCAGTTCTTTATTATATTCATTATTTACATTAATAACCATCCTTAAAGTGTATCTCTTTTTTTCCTTTTTGTTTCTGTAATCAAGAATAAAATGTGGTTTTCCACGTTCTATTTTATAACTTATTCCAATAGGTGTTTTTTTTTGTATTTTTTCAAATTTACCTGTTTCATTAATTTTTTTTAATATTTCTTTTGCTTCTTCTAATTTATCTTCTATTGATATCTTTGTAGATTTTGTGGTACAAATATCTTTATCTAATTTTGGATGTTTTTCTATTTTGAAAAATTCACGATATTTTTTTTTATCTTTATCATAACATTCTTTATAATATACCACATATTTTGGTAACATATCTTGTCTAATTCCTTTTGGAAGATCTTGAGCATTATGTTTTCTTTCTCGTTTTGTTCCATCAAGTGTTCCTTTTTTGTTTAATTGTTGTTCTTCAAACGTTGCTATTCTTAAATTTTTTAATCTGTTGTCTAATTTATTTCTGTTTATATGGTCAACTGTGTCTACTTTATTTTTTGTTCCATTACCATAATGATTCATTAAATGTTGATGGAGATATAAATGTTTATAAGTATGACCTTTTTTGTATTTAGTACATGCATAACCAATTTTGGTCATGTACCAAATAACAACACAGTCATTTATTTTCCTTATTTTTTCTAATTTATCATAATCAATAATTGTGTAGTTACCTGATACTTCCATTATATGAAATTTTTCTTTATTTTGTATATGTTCTACATAATATACTTTGTTGAACTCTTTATTCTTGTATTTACCGATTGATGTATTAATTACACCTGGATAATCTTTTAGTAATTTATATTCTTTAGGCAAATTAATATCTAATTTTAAATTGTCTTGTTTATAATTTGTATTATTATTGTCAACAAATTTTATACTATGTGATATTTTTTTTTCAACAATCAAATCAACAAGATATATTTTTTTATTGTTTTTGTTGTTATAATATACCAATTTGTTATCATCAATATTCCATTTCCTTAGTGTTTTATTTCTAATACCATTTTTATCTATTGTGGTTTCAAATAAATACTTCAAATGTTCTAAATTAATAATATATTTATTGTTATTTATTATTATGGTTATTTCTTCAACATAGAGAATTTCGTCAATCTCAAAATCAAACATATTTATAGTATATGTTTGATTTATTATCTATTCTTTAAATTAGTTTCCAAGTAGAATTAAAATCAATTTTAATTTGAATAAGCTAACCCACCCATACCACTCATGATACGGAGAACGTTGTAGGAGTGGACGAAAACAAATACATTAGTGGAGTTACCGAAGGTCTCGGAACCGTTGAGCCATAAGCTGAGGACTGGTTCGTCGATACGGGATAAGTTGAGGGAGCCAGATGGTTGGTGCTTGCATGGGTCAAGACCGAAGGAGTATACGTTGACACCATCAGCTGGGGTGTCCTTGAAGTGTTGGTATGGTTGGACGTAGTTGAAGTAGTCACCGCTGCGTTGGGAGAATCGGTCGTGTCCGTTAAGTTGGAGTAAGACTTCGCTGACTGGGTTGTCAGAGCGGTCAAGGTTGAGGCCGTAGTTATCAAATTGGCGGACAGTTACATCATAACCTGAGCGACCAGTGGTTGGGCAGGCTGTAGCACGGTCTGAGCGGATGTAGTTACCAGAGACAAGGTCACTGATGGAGGTGGACATAAGAGCCTTGGTCATTAATCCTCCGATAAGTTGGACATTGTCAACATCAGCGGAACCTTCGTATTCGATTGGGGCAGCTGCTGTTGGGGCAGCACCGTGGGATAAGCATACAGCACTGAGGCCAGATGGGAAGGCAGAGGCAGCGTTGTTTACTAAGATGGTTCCGTCACCGTCAGTCTCTACAAGGTCATCAGATGAACCCTTGTTGGCGTTGGCAAGAATGAGGCGCTTGGTGGCTTCCTCACGCATCTTGGCGGCATCACTTGGGTGGTAAGCAAGGAAGCTTTCACCTGAGGTGTACTTGCCAAGCTTGAGTGCGAAGAAGATGGCCTTGGTTGGGTGGTTGTAAGAGTTAAGTCTTACGTTGTGGCGGCTGGAAGTTACAGATTCGTTTCCTGAGTGTTGGACTTGCTCAATTAGGTACTCGTGGGAAGCTTGTGCGAACTTACGGCGTTCAATGTTATCAAGGTAGATGTAGTCAGTTAATACATCAGCGGATGTGAATGAAGCGGATACAACGGCATCACCTTCAGTTACTACAACATCAGATGCACGTCTGAATTGGAATTCAAGACGAGTGTCGTGGTATTGGAGGGAGATAAGTGGAAGGGCAAGACCGTCGTGGAGGCAGTTGGAGAATAAAAGTGGGACGTGCATGCTGACAGTACGGCTGGCGACATCAGCTAACTCAGTGTTCTCAGCAGTGTTTCCGATCATCTTATCGTAACCACGGTCGTGCTTGGACTCACGCATGAGGGCGTATTTTACATTGAACCAGTCACCATAGTGGCGGTCAATCTTGGAACCACCGATGTTAAGTTCGACGTTGTTGATAAGGGCATGTCCGAGCTTAGTTACGAAAGCCCAGCGTCCAGTTCCGCTTGTGCGGGTACCTTCAACAGTTACACGTAAGTACATTTTAGTTACAAGATCAGCGTTTCTTACGATTGGGCAGGATGCAGTGCGGTTGAAATCGGCTGAGCCGCTGAATTGGTTCTCAATTGATTCGCATGAGAAGTTAGTGTGTCTTCTGTATACAATCTTGAAGAAAGTGATTTCTGGGTTACCAGTAAGATATACATCTTGTGCGCCATAAGCTACTAATTGCATTAAACCTCCTCCCATGATTAATTATATATATATTCAGAAAAGATAATTTTTTTTCTCAAATATTCCATAAAATCCACAAAAATCTAAAGATTTTATTATTTATCCTATACATATTTTTCATTTCTATAATAATAATTTTTTCTCTTAAGTGTTAACAACTTAAAGCACATCCTACAATTATATTTATATCTATATGTTTAAAGAGAAATCAACAAAAAAAAAGAAAAAACTTAGTCAAAGTCTTACGTTGGAGCATAAACATATGCAAATTAAAAAAAATATAGATAATAAACGTGATAATCTTGATAAACTTCAAAAGAAACTGACTAAATATCAATCCGATTTTAAAAAACTTGAATCAAAAAATATCAAAAATATTCATCCAAATTCACGTATAAAACATCTAAAATTAAAAGCAGACTTAGCTGATAAAATAGAACATATAACTGAATCTATAGCAAGTATATCAACTCGTAATGAAGAAATGGATTATCTATATAAAGCAGGTGAACATATCATTAGTTACTATGATTCTGTAAATTCTGTACAAAAAAAAGAAAAAATTATAGTAGAAACTATTGATTTGAGTCAATTCGGTAAAGATAATGTTGCATCTGATAGTACTGATGATTTAGAACGAGAAAATATTGTTAAACTTTATGATAAGGCAATAGGTATTAGAACTGAAAAAAAACAGAAACCAATTCATTATAAAAATTGTCCAGAATGTAAAGTTGAATTGGTTCTTCATGAATCAGAAGGCAAATATACATGTATTCAATGTGGATATTGTGAAAATATTATTGTTAATAGTGTTGTCCGTAATTATAAAGAACCACAAGGCGAACCTAAAGGTTATGCATATAAAAGAATTAACCACTTTAGAGAAGTTATTAATCAATGTCAAGGTAGAGAAAACACAGAAATACCTGAAAAAGTTTATGAAGATATCCGTGTTGAATTAAATAAAAATAGATTAACTACAACAGACCAAATAACACATGAAGTTTTACGTACTATTTTATTCAAAATTAAATATAGTAGTTATTATGAACATATCCCATATATTTTATACAAAATCGCATCAATTCATCCTCCAAGATTTACAAGGTATCAGGAGGCTAAATTGATTAAAATGTTTGAACAGATTCAAAAACCTTTTGAAATGTTTAAACCTCCTGATAGAAAAAATTTCCTTAGTTATTATTATGTCCTTTATAAATTTTGTGAATTACTTGAATTGGATAATTTCTCGGAAGGTTTCAAACTCCTTAAAAGTATTGCTAATCTTAAGGAACATGACCAAATATGGAAAAAAATATGTACATATCTTGAATGGGAATTCATATCAAGTATGTAATATTCATTAATAAAATTAATAAAAATTATTTAACTTTTATTAATTTTATTAAGCTTTTGCATATATTTTATTAGTTACCTGAACATTTGGTGCAACATAATCAATTATTAGATATATACATGTTACCAATAATGATATCGTAAATATCTCGTTATTAAATAATTTGTATTCTGGTATATAACGAATACTTGTTGTTATTGTAAAAAATAATATTACCGCCTTAATTATTTGAAATTTATTCATTATATAATAAATAAATAATTTTTATAAGATAATTTATTATAAATTTAAACTCCTTTTATAATATATGGCGGGAGGATTATTACAGTTAGTATCTAATTCTACTGCTGATTTATTTCTTATCGGTAACCCACAAATAACATTCTATAAAGTAGTATATCGTAGATACACAAATTTCTCTATTGAATCACAATATAATGATTTCTTAGGTATTAAATCATTTGGGGAAACATTAACCTGTAATATAAAAAAAAGGGCTGACCTGGTATATAAAATGTTTCTTGAAATCAAAATACCTTCTACTAAATTGTTTCATAATTCTCTGTCAAGATATGATACAAGTGAACAAACATATGTTGACCAACTTCTTACATATACAACAGATAGAGAATTAGCACTAACTAACTATAACAAAATTAATGACTATATCCAATATGTTATTGGTGCCTATAAAAAATTTAAAATTGTCACCCAACAAGATGACTACAATTATCTTACTCTATTTCAAGAATTAACCAAATATTTTAATTCTGAAATTAATAAAACAGAATTTAAAAATGCTAAAATCGCAATAAGAGAAATTGATTCAGGATTCTATGATTCCACCAAACTATACGAAAAAATGGTATCTATTATTGAAGATGAAACAATCACAAATGATGATATTAAACTTGAACTTATTGAAAATCTAATAATTACTATTAAAGAAAAGTTAGAAAGAAACAGTAAAAATTACTGGAATACATATAAAGAAAAACTTAAAATTGAAGAAGAATTCAAACTTAATAGATACAATTTTAGTTGGATATCAAAACTTGGACATTATATTTTTGAATATGTCTCTATTAAATTAGCAGGTCGCACTTGTGTAAAACACACACACGATTTCTTCGAAATCAACAATCAATTAAACAGAAACACAGACCATGATAATATATATAATAAACTAATTGGTAATATTACAGAATTAACAACCTACAACACAGATATTAAAGACGAATATACTCTAAAAATACCATTACAATTTTGGTGCAACAAAACTAATGGATTAGCATTACCACTTGTTTCGCTTAAAAATTGTGATGTTGAAATTGAAGTCAAACTTAAAGAACTTAATAATATTATCAAAACAGATTTTAATGATGTCAATAATGAACTTGATGATTTAATACAATTATCTGACATAAAACTACTAACTGATTATGTATATCTTTCTGAAGATGAAAGGAAAAAATTCGCAAACTCATTCCATGAATATCTTATTGAAACTACAGAATATGCTGAATTCAATATTGACACACCATCTGTTAATAAAAGTCTTGACTTCTCAGGAGGCACTAAAGAACTTATTGTTCTTATTAAAAATTCAAACCAAGATGCACATGATTATTCACAAAATAATCAAGGTAATCCCATTAAAAAATTATATCTTGACGCAATTGGTTACAAATTGTTTGAAAAATTAGATGGTGACTACTTTAATTATGTTACACCATATAATACACATATGTGTACACCAAGTGATGGAATAAATGTTATGTCATTTAGTAGAAATAATTATGAATTTCAACCACATGGTGCATTTAATTTCACTATTGCAAATAATAAAAAAATATTTATTGAACTTGATGAAAATTATGTTAATAATAATACATTAACATCAACCATTATTTCCATTCGGTATAATGTTCTCAGAATTGGTGGAGGGATTGGGCATCTTGCATTTTAAATATGGTCCACTATATATTATTATTCTTGTTTCCTTATTCTCAATCAAATATTGTTCTGTCTTTTCCTCCTTTTTAAACTCATTTACAAATAAATGATCTTTTCGTTCATAATCAAATAATTTATTTGCTTCTGTTAGTTTTTGCAAATATATTCCAAGATATCTTATAAAATTATTAAAAACTGTCAATATCTGTAAACAACAGTTTTTGAAATATAATATTTTCTCATCATATCTCATCATCATGAAATCAGACAAATTTATTATTACAATTGAATTTTTAGATAAAAAATACCCACCAAATCTACTGTAAATTGTTCTTAACCTATTTACCATTTCTGTTACATTTATTAACTGCGATTGCTTATTTTTCGTATTCATAAATAACTCCAGTTTACCTATAAAATTTAACCCATTAGAAGAACCATCATATAATGCAACCAATTGGGTTTTATATATCTTGTCTACTGTATTTTGTAACTCTGTTATACATGTTTTCTTCTTCAAATTACTGTCACTATATTCAATTTTCATAAATGTCTTTTTGTCAAATGATATATTAATCATATTTATTGTATTTCTTATTTCTATTTTCATTTTGTTAATAGTATTTAATAACTTATTACTGTAATTATACACCTTTAATAACTTATTATTAACACCATCATGACCTTTTATGATTTCAAGTATATTATTATGCTTAAAATTACCATAATAATTAAAATATTTCATATAAATTAAATATAATTTAATTCTTTTTACACCATCACAGTAATTCCGTTTATTACAATAATGTAATGATTTAGTAATGAATTTCCATGATTCCTCTTGTGAATATTTCGTGGATAATATTTTTATACATTTTAACATTGTCTTATTGTCATCCTTCTCAATTGATTCCACATATTTTTTTACATAATTATCCATTTTTTGTACATATTTATTACTTTCTACCATGAAAAATGGTATATGTTATATAAGATATTTTGTTTTAAATATTTATTTGTTTTAATTATAAGATAAACTTCTAAGTATTTTTATATACTATGGTAGCTGGACTACTCCAAAAAATATATTCTGGATATGAAAGTTTATACCTTACTGGAAATCCACAAATAACATTCTTTAAAAAAGTATACCGTCGTTATAATCATTTCTCTATTGAAGATGTATATCATAAAGATCTTGAAGGTAAACAGAAATTTAATAATACACTCTATAAAAAAATAAACTCTAATTTTGATATTTTAACAGACTTAATATTAGTTATTGATTTACCAAAATATGA